TTACAATCGACATACATAACAACAGCATCATTGCCATTGAGATATGAGATTAAAAATAAAGGTGTTGTATCAAGTAACAGCACACTAAAACAAATATGTTCAACTGTTATATCCGAAGGCGGTTATGAACTCCGTGGTTTTCAGCAGGCAGCAACAACATCAATTTTAACACCAAAAGATTTGCCAAGTGCAGGAACATATTATCCTGTAATCTCATTGAGATTGAAGCAAGCAAGTTTAGATGCTATTATAATTTTAACAGCAGTTAGTATTTTGGGTATCACAAATAATGCACATTACAATTGGCAAGTTCGTGCTACAGGCACAACAGCTAGTGGCTCATGGATTAGTGCAGGTACCGACTCTGCTGTTGAATATAATATTACAGGAACAGGATTTACTGGTGGAAACATCCTTGCGTCAGGTTTCACAAGTGGTTCAAATCAAGGTTCAACACCTGTTGACATATTGAAGGAAGCATTGTTTAAATTCCAATTTACAAGAAATGCATTAACATCAACACCACAAGAAATAACACTTGTATGTGCAAGTAGTTCTGCTGGTGCAGATGTTTATGCGTCATTGGATTGGGAAGAGATTTCAAGATAAAAAATAAAAAAAGGAGATTCACATGTTTAGCGATAAAAAATTAAATGATGTAGCAAAATCAGTTGCACAAGTTATGGAGAATCAAGTTAAGGAAGAACTTAAAGGCAATCAACACAAGATTGATGCCAATAAGAATAATAAAGTTGATTCACATGACTTCAAATTGCTTCGTGCCGGTAAAAAAGTAGCAAAAGAGGAAACCGAACATGTTGAAGAAGGTATTGAAGATAAGTTAGAAGCTGCACGTGCAAAAGCAAAAGCTGCTGGTAAGATTCTCAAAGGACCAGCTAAGCCAGCAAAAAGCAATGTAACAAAAGTTGCTGGTACAGCATATGGTGGTTCTGCACAGAAAGATGAACCAGAAGATGATGAAGATGATGAACCAAAAAAAGCAAGCAAGAAAGGTGTATTCAAACGCCGTTACAACACAAAAGCCGGTAGAGAAGCTAAAGCTGGAATTTATAAAGAACAGTTCAGTTATTTGCTTGATTCATATGTCAATAGTGGTCTAAAGGGCATCATGGAAAATCTTGAAATTGTTGAAGTTGAGGAAGACCAAATCACCGAGGAAGCATCAAACGATGAATACAAAAGTGAATTGAGTGATGCACAAGCAAAATCAGAAGGAAAGAAAAAGGCTGATGTTGCTGCTGCTTCAACACAAGCTGTAACAAAGGAAGATGTTGACCAAGTTGAGGAACGCACTTTAACTTCATCTGAAATGGAAACACGTGAAAAGAATGTTAAAGGAATGAAGAAAAATCTTGCTGGTTTTAAAGAGCGTTATGGTGACAGAGCAAAAGAAGTTCTTTATGCAACAGCAACCAAGCAAGCCAAAAAAGGTGAGTAATATGGCAAAAAAATACTCAGATGTTTTCGCTAGTATAAGATACGCAAAAGGTGAACCAAGAGGTAAAAAACATTCGTCAACAGATGATGAGGAACACGGCGCTGTTGGTGAGATTGAATGGAATCAGCAATTAGACCATCAGAAAAAACGTTCTATGCAAGAAGGACTAAAAGACACTTGCTGGAAAGGTTATACTGCTATTGGTATGAAAATGAAGAATGGTAAGAAAGTTCCTAATTGTGTTCCTGTGAAAGAGGAAAATAATCCTTATGTTGCCGTTCATGCTAAAAAAGGTAAACATGAGACTCATGGTAGCACTTCATATGAAGCGGCACAGAATGCAGCAAAACACTGGAAAATGAAAAACACATCAGGTATTAGTGTTTATCGTGCAGATAAGACACATTCAACACAACATGTTGGTGAACAATTTGCATCTGATAAACCAGAATCCGGTCGTGAAGCGGTTGGTGGTAAATTTACTTCATCCCCAGCGAAAACAGTTACTAAACCAGCACCACAAGCAACACCTAAAGTAAGTGAGTCAAAAGATGAGCAAGAATATGATTATGAAGGCGACATGGCAATGTCGGATCTTCGCTCCATTCTCCATAATGCAAAAGAAATTCATGATATGTTAGAACCAAAAACAAATATGCCAGAATGGTGCCAATCAAAGATTACACTTGCGGAAGATTATCTCTCAACAGTTGCTAACTATCTTCGTGGTGAAATGAATGAGGACGTTGAACAGATTGATGAAATGCCTGGTGCTAATATGGACACACGTGCTGTTCATAAACATCTAAGAAAATCTGGTTGGGCATTGACTCGCACAAAAGGCGGTCATGATGTTTATACACATCCAAAATCACAAAAGCATATTGCTGTGCCAAGACATAAACAGTTAAAAGCACCGCTTGTTCGTGGTATCATGAAAGATGCACAAGTTTCAGAGGAAGCTGAACAAGTTAAAGAATCCCGTGGTCACAAGATTCTTGCAACAAAATTAGCACAGATTGAAGCAAGAAAGAAACGTGACCAGGAAACTGCTCAACGCGCATCCGAAGAAATGAAGAAAAAAGAACCAGTTAAGGAAGAAAAGAAAGGTTCTTGGCAAAAAGACACTGGTTGGAAAAAAGATAAAGTTGATACCGTTGACAAGTCGGGTGCAAAACACTCTGCTATGTCTCGCGTAAAACACTTGGCTAAGATGGCAGCAAAACGTAATGTTACTGAATCTGAGAATGATGTTGAGAAAAACAACACACCAGCTAAAAGAACATTAGGTAAATCGACAGAAATAGTCAAGAATGTCATTAAATCTAAAAAAGAAAAGGATGAAAAGAATGACACTTTTCAAACAGAACCTGAACTGTCAAGTCAGATAATAAGAGTTAATTATTAATAAATAAGAATAAACAATTTAAAGGAGAACAAAATGTCTTTATGGTCAAACACAGATGCTAACACCAGCGCACCAAAATTTGCAGTTGCTGGTGGTCTTGGTACCTCAGCAAACGGTCAAACACTATTTGCGAACACCACTTTCGATGCATATGAACCCAACATGGCAATTGGCGTATTTGGTGTGTCACCAAACGAAAAGCAAGGTCAAGGTAATGTTTCAACATTTACCGTTGTCTCTGCTGGCGATTCAGCATATGGATTGCCAACAATCACTGTAACAGGTGCAAATACTACACAAGCAACAGCAACAGTAAACGTTAAAGTTGTTGGTGTAACAATTCGCACAGCAGGTACAGGCTACGCAAACGGCAACACATTCTTTGTTCATGCAGGCGCAAATACCACACGCGGTGTTCTGACTGTATCAAACATTGATGCTAATGGTAACGTTCTTGCTGTTACAATCACAACCGCAGGTAAATACTCAACCGTAACCACTGCAAATGATAACACATTTACAGCAAACACTGGCTCTGGTAGAGGCTTTACTGCTAACGTTCGCTTTGGTATTGAATCTGTTACAGCAAACGTTGCGGGCCAAGGTTATAACGGTGGCACAGTTGGTGCTGTTGCATCTGCTAACGGTGTCTCAAACTCAGCATTAACTGTTACACTAACAGGTCAAGAGGGTACATTAGATTCACCTCTAGCTGGTTGGAATCTTCGTAAAGAAGGCACAGGTGGTCGTGCTGGTCGCGTTCACTATGAATGCCTTGTTGCTATGGGTTCAATTACTGGCGACGGTCCTGATGATGCACAATTAGCTGAATAATGAGTTATATTGAAAATGGACAGGAATCAACCACCGAACAGGTGGTTGATTCTGTTGTCATAGATAAAATCAATTCAGGCTTTGAGGAAGAACTGACAGAAAAGGTTCTAACACCTGAAACAGGATTCCAGAGAATCAGAAAAATTCTTTTTCGTTTCAGAATGGACATACCTGCAATTTATGATTTAGACAGTGAGGGTGATGAATTAGTTCTTGATGTAACACCGTTGACAGAACCGATTGATGATTTTAACGATTATGCTTTATATGTAATATATGCGCCCACAGAAGATGGTTATTATGAATTTTATGCTGAACTGACTGATAATGATGGCATAGAAGATTTACTATCTCAAGAGGGCGATGAAGTAGAAGAATAATCGTGTTTGAAAATTTAACTGATGAAAATTATTTGTTATATGCAATAAAAGCATATGATAAACCAGAGTGTATAATGAGTGAATTGAATCAAGATTTAAAGAGATTCAATTATCTTAAAAGGTTATTTTTCAGATACAGAAAGAAAAATGATTTAAAGGAAAGATTGATATTAAATCATTTAGTAGTTCTTTATAATGTATTTGGTGTAGAACCAACTACAAGATTGTTGTTTTTCACGATGAATAAAAATGATTATTCATCACTGAAAACGTTCCTCTTGTTTTTGAATTATATGCCAAATGTTGTTATTGGAATTAAAAATAAAAACATATTATCATCAGAGATTTCTGTTGATATGAACATAGCAAATGTTTTAAGGCAAATAAAATGAAATTAAAAGAGGACATACCAACAAATAACGTTTCTGGCGGTGCTATTGCTGGCACAGGCGTTGGTCCGCAGGGAGAGCCAGGTATTCGTAAATTCGCTGGCTCTCGCGTGTTTAAAGTTCCAACTAAGAATTTCTTGATGGCAAGAATGATGAAGCGTAAGTATCAACGATTTGAACAATACATCGGTGATATAGGTCTTGCAAAAGAAATTTCTGAATATGCAAATGCAAATTGGAACGAAGGTATTGTCATTGAAGATGAACAAACAGGTGCTATGTGTTATCTCAGATATGGTAAAGGAAAATGACAGATTTCACCTTCGACTTCACAAAAGACAAACTTCAAAAGATAATAAACTCACCATCTATTGATACATGGTATGATGCGCTTTCGCGTTTATTACCACTATATGACATAAACACAATAGAACGTGTTTCTGCTTTCATTGCACAATGTGCCCATGAATCAGCTAATTTCAAAGTTTTAAAAGAAAATCTTAATTATAGAGCAGTAACATTAAGAAAAGTATTTCCTAAGTATTTTCCTACAGATGATATCGCAAATCAATATGCAGGCAAAAAGGAACAGATAGCAAATAAAGTTTATGCTAATCGAATGGGTAATGGACCAGAGGAATCAGGCGATGGTTTCAGATATCACGGTCGTGGTCTAATACAGCTTACAGGTAAAAATAATTATCAAGCATTCGCAAAATATACTAATAAAGATTTAAATGGTGTGCCATCATATCTTGAAACAACAGATGGCGCAGTAGAATCAGCTTGTTGGTTTTGGAAAACTAACAATCTAAATAAGTGGGCAGATACAGGTGACTTTGTTACATTAACTAAGAAAATTAATGGTGGAACTATAGGATTAGAAGATAGACAGAAACACTATAACCATGCGGTTGAAGTGTTTTCATAACAATAATAAGAGGTAATCATGTCTGATTTTATAGATGCAGCAAAAGGTATTCTTAGCGCAGTTGCACCAACCGTGGCTACAGCATTAGGTGGACCAATGGCAGGTATGGCAGTAAAAGCAATCGTCAGTGCTTTTGATTTACCTGAAAACTCAACACAAGAGCAAGTAATGAATGCTGTTGCTGGTGCAACACCAGAGCAATTAGCAAAATTAAAAGAGGTCGACAATAATTTCAAGATACAGATGCGTAAACTTGAAATTGACCTAGAGAGAATTGCAATGGAAGACCGCAATTCGGCTCGTCAACGTGAAGCATCTGTTAAAGATAATACTCCTAAAATTCTTGCATACTTGATAACACTGTTGTATATCGGAATACAAGTATTTCTAATAACATCATCAATAAACGAAGATATGCGCGAGATTGTAATGAGAGCATTAGGAACACTTGATGCGATTCTTGGTTTAGTTTTTGGTTACTATTTTGGTTCTTCTGTTGGCTCAAAAGAAAAACAGAAATACCTAGATGAAATGGTGAAAAAATGACAGACCCAACAGGATACTTAACAGCTAAGATTGCTGCTGCTATTGGTGGGTTTTTCGGTGGTGCTGGTATTTTAACATTCATAAAACCAAAAACAATAGGTGAAGCATTCATGCGTGGCGGCGTTAGTGTTGGTGCTGCAATTATTTTTTCTGACCCATTCATTAAATATTTCGATTTAGCACGTGATTGGGAGATGCAGATGATGGTAGGAGCTTGTGTGGGTTTTCTTGCATATAGTGTGTTAGGTATGGTTGCTAACTTTCTAATTATGCATAAAGAGAGTAATATATTTGAGGTGATGGACACATTAAAGAAGAAAAACACTCCTGCCAAAAAAACAACTAGGAGGAAAAAATAATGTTTGAGACACTTTATGGATTTTTACTTACAATAACATTACCTTTAAATTTTTTAAATTGTGTTATACTGTTCGTTGGTAGTCTGTATGTAACGCTTCATTGTAGAACTTTACCTAATTGGTTAGTTACTCCTTTATGGTATAGTGGCATATCAGCATTCTTGATATCGGTAACAATAGTTCTACAGTGGTTCTTGGGTAAAGAATTTTCGTTATCATACTATAACGTAGGACTATTTGGTGAACTATTGTTGAATACAAGTCTGGCAGTAACGATTGGTTTACTATTCGTCAACACTGTTAAGAAAGATATCGACGGTGCTAAAAACAGACGAACCGCAGGAAGCGCAGGAAGAAAAGGTAAAGTAAAAAAATAAATTTGATTTGTTGATTGATTTTTGATATAATGATTATACTATGAGCTTACACATTTGTTTTTACATTTTTCATTATGCCATCTTTTTATATTACCTATTGTGGTATAAGTACCACAATAGACACATGTTAATTTGGTATCATTTATATGATTCCAACATCCTTTTTTACCGTAATTAGGATTATTTTTTCCTAATTTCGTCAAACGTTTCTTTTCGTTTGTGTCGGCATAAACAATTGGTATATGTCCTTTTTTGAAAGAGGATGAATTGACCCTTAGTCGTTTCATGGGATTATCATGAATCATTCTGTATAATGTTTTTTCATGTAAAATGCCACCACCTCCGCCTTTACATGTATTATAACCATAAGGTATCATAGAAGTGTGTTCATCAATAAAATATTGTTCCATTACACTTTTTGTGTGTTCTTCATCTTTTGATTGATATATTATTTCCCAAATAAAATTGTTTTTACCGTATTTTTTTATGGCCTTATGGAAAATAGATTTTGCGTTTTTAGAAAGAGAATGGTGGGCGTATTTTCTCTGGATAAAATTTTTAGTAAAACCTATATATATTTTACCATTTATTATATTGGTAGCTTTATATATTGAATATATAATCATGCTGGCATGGCGCTTTCATGTTAGAGTTCCTGGGTATTTGCAGTACCGCGAGGAACATTTTTATTGACAAGCACACAATTTATGTGTATAATACTATTTATAATTTTTTGTATTTGGAGATATCATGTCGCTTCACATTGATGTGAAATATGTATTGTTGATAAGTAATAGATTTGAAAGAATAGTGAGAAAAAATGATTATCTTTGGAATTGTAGATGTATATTATGCGGTGACTCCAAAAAGAATAAACTAAAGATGCGCGGTTACATCTACCGCAAAGACAATGGTTTATTTTTTAAATGCCATAATTGTGGTGAAGGCACAAGCATTGGTAATATTATAAAGAGACTTGATGGCAATCTTTATAAAGAATATATCATGGAACGCTATGCAACAGGCGAAGGTGGCAGACACACAAACTTCAAAGCACCTAAAATCACAATACCAACTCCTAAGTTTGGTAAACTTTCTACTGACATTACTTATGAAAATGCAGAAAGATGTGATAAATTACCTAAAGCACATTTCTGTCTTGAGTACCTAAGAAACAGAAAAATCGAAGAACACCATTACAGCAAATTCTATTACACAGATAACTACAAAAAATTCTGTGATGAAGTCTATCCTAATCACGGTAAAGAAATGGATACTGATAAAAGACTTGTAATCCCTTTCTATGACGAGTATAATACTCTGATTGCTGTATCTGGTCGCGCACTTGAAAATGCATCTGAAAAACTTCGGTATGTCACGATGCGAACAAACGAGAGCAAGGACAAATTGATTTATGGTTTAAATACTGTAAACATGAATAAGCCAGTTCATATCGTAGAAGGTCCTATTGATTCAATATTTCTTGATAATTGCATTGCATCAGGTGACGCGAATCTGTCACTAACAGCAAAAAGTATTGATGCAGTAAAAAAAGTTTTAATATTTGATAATGAACCACGCAATAAGGAAGTCTGCAAGATGATAGAACTTGCAATCAAATCGGGTCATGATGTTGTTATTTGGCCCGATACAGTTATTGGCAAAGACATTAATGAAATGATTCAGCTAGGAATGTCAGTGGACGAGATTGAAAATATTATAAGTAGTAACACATTCAG